TTACTGATGCGTCTGGTAGTGGTGAGTGGCGTAAGCGAAATAGCCACGCTGACGCATCAGTTCACGGCGCAGATCCGGGTGTGGAGTAAAGCGGTCGCGACCGTGCAGCCAGAACAGGTTGTTAATCAACAGGAATTTGCCAACGGGAACGGGCACAGAAAGAGTGCCTTTACTGGTTTCAATGGTGTCCGAAAGCTCGCTCAACCACACGCCTTCTTCGAAGTCTTTCGGCTGGACAAACTGGTCGATATAGCGCATCACCGGGCGGCCCTGCTGATCGACATCGAACACCGGATGGAAGACATCTTTGCTGACGTTTTTGCTCGGCGGCGCGGCAAAGCGCATCGGACGGCGCGCCAGCGGATGGCGGAAAAAGAGGTCCAGATGTTCCCAGTCATCGAGATGCAGCAGCAGCGAGTTACCGCCCTGCATGTTTTGCTCGTCGATTTTCATCATCAGCACGTAATCAGTGATCTCTTCCACGTAAGTGCCGTCGTTGTGCAGCTCCATTACGCGGTGCGGCTGACGAAGATAGCTGTCTGAGTTATCGACATTTTTCACCACGAAACGCGCGTAATACTGACCGCTCATGGCGTCAAAATTGGAGCGACCAATCAGATGCGCCACCGCCGTCGCCAGCTTCACCATCTCATCCGCCTGCGCGACATCATCGATACCCACCGCATTGATCAACAGCGCACCTTCAGCGCGGTTTAACAGGGTCTTCAACAGCAGCGGTTGCAGCTGATTCGCACACAGATCGTCGAGAATTTTGCCTACCCGAAAACGCAGAAACGATTTGTACTCCAGCGCCTGCACGGGCCACTCGGCAACTTGTTCGAGGAACCGATTGGTCGTCTGTTCGGTGAAGGTGAGTTCCAGCAGACGCGGGGATTGCGCCGACGGGATGAGAGTGAATCCGCTATAGTCCTGGCCTGAATCGACAGCGTTATTTTGTACGGCGGTCAGTGCATTCATCAGAAGCGCTCCTCTTATGAGATGTAGGGTGACATGGCGATGCTCATTTCGTAGCCATAATCTAAAAATATCTACATTTCTGAAAAATGCGCATAAAAGTTACATATTGTTTTCTTATTGTGATCAAAAACAACAAATTAATAACAAATAATGTGAGGGATAAGAATTGGGTTGAAAGGAAATGAATAATTAAAACAATATATTAAGTGTGCTTATACTCTTTTTCGAACTGGTGGCATTTGTTTAAATGCTATTTAAACTGCTTTTCCAGAGTTCAACTTACTGAGTTCCGTGTCGACTAATGTGAGTAAGATCAATCGCATCCAACCTATGTTACTTGATGGAATCGATAACAATATTAATGAATATACAGATTCCGGAAAGGCTGGCTATGGGGGCAAATTATTCTCTTTCTGGCAACGGGTAAATAACAGTGACCATTTGTCGAGAAGCTGATACTGAGCTGAGGGATACTGTATATGTCTGGACTGTAATTGGATGAATTCTATTCAGGGCGGGTCAGGACCAATAAAAAAGCCCGCATCAGCGGGCTTTAATGTCATAGGGAGTCGCGACTCCGTTGCGTATCCTTTTTTGTCTCCTCACCGTCTGGTCGGTGTCCTGCTGAGACTTATAACTTCCTGTTTTTGTTGGTGTAGTCCTTACACCGTCCAATCATGATTGGTGGAGCTGGCGGGAGTTGAACCCGCGTCCGAAATTCCTACATAGCATTTCAATGTCTGTAAAAACAATGATTTGCTTTGATTTTCAGTTGGTTAGATTTATGCGGTGTCTGTCCGTTTTATGGGTTTTTAACTTTCTGCCGCCAAAGTGCCGCCACTGCATTTGTCGCCTAAACGCCTATTTGAAACGATTAATCTCTCGGCGATCTTAATCTTGGAGAGCTTATCTAGGCAGATAAAGCATATTGCTACTCCCGATACCACAAAATAGCTGCTTAAACCAAAGTATTGCCAAGTAGTTAGATGGTTTATCTTCTCCATCATCTTAGCACTTACTACAACAGAATAACTGAAAGGAAGTGCTACGATGAGACTGCCCATGAAGTAAATTAGAGTTGTTATAATTTTTATTAATTTTCTATATATGCTGTATTTATATCTTTTTTTATTCCATGCGAATATTTCTTTATGGGTGGTAATGGAAATTAGACTTTGACATTTGGAATAATCATCTATATCGCTAACGGGGTTTGTTGTGTTGAGTAATATTAATCTTTGTTTTTTTGTCAATGTGTTATCTTTGGTTAATGCAGCAATGCCGTAATCTTCCGCCAGTTTTTTGAAGGTCGGATCTTCACTGCTTTTATACATCTGATATGAAAATTCGCTAATGTTTTTACGTGATGTGAATAGTTTGTCTTTTTTATAAGTCCACCCTGTTTTAAGCCCTAATAAGGATATAATGGCAGATAGGGAAGGGAATAATATTTTTATAAGTAACTCTAGTTCGCTATTCATAAATTACTACTTACCTCAAATTAAATAAAGGATTTTTAGTTACGGCATCTTCTAAATGGTCTGGGGCGAAGTGTGCATAGACCATGGTCATTTTTATATCTGAATGTCCTAGGATATCCCGCAAAACCAATATGTTTCCACCATTCATCATAAAATGGCTAGCGAATGTATGACGCAGAACGTGAGTACATTGACCCTCTGGCAGATCGATACCAGCCCGCTTTACTGCACGCTCAAAGGCTTTTCTGCATGGGGTGAATAACTTCCCCCTATTCTTAGGCAGTTCTTCATATAAATCCTTAGAAATAGGCACAGTTCGGTTTTTCTTGCCTTTGGTCTTGGTATAAGTGATACGGTATTTTGATACCTGATGACTCTGCAGGTTTTCGGCTTCGCTCCAGCGTGCGCCGGTGGCCAGGCATATTTTTGCAATCAAAAGCAGGCTGGAGCTTTGAGAATCGGCGCAGGCATCCAGCAGACGTTTAATTTCTTCCGGGGTCAGGAACGCCAATTCACTCTCAGCAATTTTAAATGTTGGCAGCCCAGCAAGCGGGTTGGGGGCTGACCAGTGGCCCAGCTTTTTCAGTGTACCAAAAACAGATGATAGATTGCGCTGTTCAAGGTTTACCGTGCGGGGCTTAACGGGCGACATAAACGTGCCATCTTCATTTCGTACTTCACCTTTTAACCGTGCTTCGCGGTATTTCGTAAAGTCACCGGCTGTCAGTTCTGAAGCGATGGGATCGCCTAGACCATTACAGATAATTCTAAGTTTCGCTATGAGGCGCTTGGGGTCTGCGAGTGTTTGACCATACAGGGAATACCACTGCTCAATTAATTCTGATAGGTGTCGCCGATCTTCCTTTTCCCCCAGCCATGGTTTTTTGTTCACTTCTTCCATTGTGAAGCTTTCAAAAGCAATGGCTTCGCCTTTCGTAGCAAATTGCTTACGCACGCGCTTGCCATTGCGTCCATTGGGATAGCACTCGCACAACCATTTACCGTTTGGCTGTTTTCTGACAGTCATGTTTAGATACTCTTTATTACTTTGACTGCACGCCCAATAACTTCCACATCATCAGCAGAGCACTCGAAAGACGCTTCATCTTGATTTACTACAATCTTATTGCCGGGAATCCGCATGATTTTTGCAATAATAATCATTCCATCAATATTGATAAGCCAGAATCCATTGCTGACTTGTTTAACTGATTTATCGATGAGATAACAATCAGTAGGGGTTTCTAAGAACATCGATTCTTCATAATCTGCAGGTAATATGCTGTGGTCTAGGAAAATCTCTTCATCAATACTGAGTTGTCCATTTTCCAAGGTTCCTTTAGGAATAGATGGAGTTATGAGTTTGGATAACGGTTTAATTGCTTGTTTGTTCTCGTTATGAGATCTTTTCTCAGGCTCGTATCCTTCTTTCATGCTTCCCTGTCCAGTGGCTAACCAAAGTAACGAAACACCGGTTTCTAGTGCACACTGAATTATCCAGTCAGCAGGAAAACTGTCACGTAACACTCTGTTTGCCATAGTACTTTTTGAGACATTCAGGTGCTCGCTTAATGCCTGCTTAGTTGTGAATCCATAAGCCTCAAGCAGCCTCTCAATAGCTGCCTTACCTCCCGTATCGGAACCCATTCTGATGTTTAACATTGGTAATCTCCATTTGACAATCTTGAATCAAGATCGTAATGTCTTCGTGTCTCTTGATGTGAGAGTTAAAGAGACGAGCTAAAACGAACTAACACGCACACAAAGTAAGAGATACTGCACTATGAGTACTGATATTTCAATTCGTGTACCAAAAGAGATGGCTACGCCTGCAGAGTTCGCAGAGTGGGAGGGCATTTCCCGTGGCTCTGTTTACCAAAAAATTCACCATGGTCAACTTGCTAAGTACATGGTCAAGAAAGAAAAAAATAAAGGCCGCGTAAGCCTTCGTTATCTGATGTACAAAACTGATCAGGTCCGTGAATCCCTCGGTCATTCCAACTTCCGCGTCATTGTTGGTAAGTAAGTTCAATTATGGGAACTTTCTAAGGGGGCACCATGTTTGATTACAAGATTTCCAAACATCCGCATTTCGATGAAGCCTGTAGGGCTTTTGCACTGCGTCACAACCTGGTGCAACTGGCAGAACGTGCAGGCATGAATGTGCAGATTCTGCGGAACAAGCTGAACCCAGCTCAGCCTCATTTATTAACCGCACCAGAAATCTGGCTGCTTACCGATCTGACTGAAGATTCAACGCTGGTAGATGGTTTTCTGGCACAGATTCATTGTCTGCCATGTGTACCGATTAATGAGGTGGCAAAAGAGAAACTGCCGCATTACGTCATGAGCGCAACTGCAGAGATCGGGCGTGTTGCAGCAGGTGCGGTATCTGGTGATGTAAAAACTAGTGCCGGTCGTCGTGATGCTATCAGCAGCATTAACTCTGTAACACGACTGATGGCGCTGGCGGCTGTTTCATTGCAGGCCCGTTTACAGGCTAATCCTGCGATGGTGAGTGCAGTTGATACCGTGACTGGCCTCGGTGCTTCATTCGGTTTGCTGTGAGGTGCTTATGCTGACGAAAGAACCATCATTTGCATCGCTGCTGGTAAAACAAAGCCCGGCAATGCACTACGGTCACGGCTGGATCATGGGTGAGGATGGTAAACGCTGGCATCCATGTCATTCACAAGATGAATTGCTGTCTGAATTGACCACGAGGAAACGGAGAAAGTCAAAATGTATGCAGCGGAAAGTGAAGTGGTTTATCAGTTTCGTTACAGAGGGGAGAGTTATTCAGTACCTGAAGATGATTTGCTCTGTTGTTATCCGTCGTTGTCGGGCGATGGCAGTTACTTTTTCACGCTAAGGGATGGGACGTTTTTACGGGGAGAGCAGGTTAAAGAGACGATACGAAAAAATGTATCTCCTCTTGAACGTTACCGTAAGAACAAAGAACGATAGTTGCGTTTTGGGGATATGAATTATGGCAATTAATGGCGCTGCGGCGACTGTTCCATTAAGCCCCGGTGAACGCCTGAATGGACTTAATCACATTGCGGAGTTAAGGGCGAAAGTATTTGGCCTGAATATTGAGTCAGAGCTTGAGCGGTTTATTAAAGATATGCGTGATCCACGGGATATCAATAACGAACAAAATAAACGAGCACTGGCTGCCATATTCTTTATGGCAAAAATTCCAGCTGAACGTCATAGCATCAGCATTAATGAGCTGACCACTGACGAAAAGCGGGAGTTGATTAAAGCAATGAATCATTTTCGTGCAGTGGTGAGCTTATTTCCCAAACGGCTAACCATGCCGAATTAACCAACTAATGAAATTAATGGCGTAAACCCGCCGGGCATCCCTTTATCTAAATTCAGGAGAATTGATTATGCGTAATATTGAAATCCTTACGACTAAAACCGGACCGGATGATGCAGGGCTTAATATTTTACTGACAGAGGCTCGTCTGGAAGAACGCCGGGCAAGGGCTGAAGCAATGGCAGCTCGCCTTGATAGCCTGGCGTGTCATATCTCATCCCGTCAGCTAAACCACGTGGAAGCGGCAGAACTGCTGCGTGTGACTGCTGAAGCAATCCAGAACGAAGCGCAGGAGATCCACTAATGGCTGATGCAATGGATCTCGTACAGCAGCGCGTTGAAGAAGAACGCCAGCGCCATATCCGTGCTGCTCGTGCCAAAACACCGGGCGTGTCTCGCGTGCTTTGCATTGAGTGTGAAGCGCCAATTCCGCCAGCACGACGCCGCGCCATTCCGGGTGTGCAGCTTTGCATTACTTGCCAGGAAATCGCAGAGCTGAAAGGCAAACATTACAACGGAGGTGCTGTATGACAGGGGCTGTGCGTATCCATCAATTAAAAATTGCACCTAAGTATTTCAACGCTGTGGTTGCAGGTCAAAAGACGGCTGAACTTCGTAAAGACGATCGTGGCTATAAAGTTGGTGATGTTCTTTCTCTTTGCGAATGGAAGCATGGGTAATGCTGCCAACTTACTGATTTAGTGTATGATGGTGATTTTAAGGTGCTTGCGTGGCTTCCATTTCCATCAGATGTCCTTCCTGCTCCGCTACTGAAGGCGTGGTGCGTAACGGCAAAAGCACTGCCGGACATCAGCGCTATCTCTGCTCTCATTGCCGTAAAACATGGCAACTACAGTTCACTTACACCGCCTCTCAGCCCGGTACGCACCAGAAAATCATTGATATGGCCATGAATGGCGTCGGATGTCGCGCCAGTGCACGCATTATGGGCGTTGGCCTCAACACGGTTTTACGTCACTTAAAAAACTCAGGCCGCAGTCGGTAACCTCGCGCATACAACCGGGCAGTGATGTGATTGTCTGCGCTGAAATGGACGAACAGTGGGGCTACGTCGGTGCTAAATCACGTCAGCGCTGGCTGTTTTACGCGTATGACAGGATACGGAGGACTGTTGTGGCGCACGTCTTCGGTGAACGCACTCTGGCCACACTGGAGCGTCTTCTGAGCCTGCTGTCGGCCTTTGAGGTCGTGGTATGGATGACGGATGGCTGGCCGCTGTATGAATCACGCCTGAAGGGAAAGCTGCACGTTATCAGCAAGCGTTACACTCAGCGCATTGAGCGACATAATCTGAATCTGAGACAACATCTGGCAAGGCTGGGACGGAAGTCACTGTCGTTCTCAAAATCGGTGGAGCTGCATGACAAGGTCATCGGGCATTATCTGAACATAAAACACTATCAGTAAGTTGGAGTCATTACCGGAAGCATGGCGTATTTACGGGTAGGGAATGGGCCGCGGTTATCTCTCATGTGCTTCCGGTTAATGACGTCATGGCAGTTTCAGAACAATGGGTGATGCTATCAATTCGCTCATTAACCCCATTAGAAGCTTTAGGATATGTTATTGCAGGAGGTGCTGTATGAGCACCATCCTGAAATGGGCGGGTAATAAAACCGCCATTATGTCCGAACTGAAAAAACACCTTCCTGCAGGCCCGCGACTGGTTGAACCTTTCGCGGGTTCTTGTGCTGTGATGATGGAGACGGATTACCCCAGCTATCTGGTTGCGGATATTAATCCTGATTTAATCAACCTCTATAAAAAGGTTGCCGCTGATTGTGAATCGTTTATATCTCGCGCCAGAGTTTTATTTGAGATCGCAAACAGGGAGGTGGCTTATTACAACATAAGGCAGGAGTTTAATTACTCCACTGAAATTACTGATTTCATGAAAGCGGTATATTTCCTGTATCTCAATCGTCACGGTTACCGTGGTTTATGTCGCTATAACAAGAGCGGGCATTTCAACATTCCCTACGGTAATTATAAAAATCCGTATTTCCCTGAAAAAGAACTTCGCACATTTGCAGAAAAAGCCCAGCGAGCAACGTTTATCTGCGCAAGCTTTGATGAAACGCTGGCGATGCTGCAGGTGGGGGATGTGGTGTATTGCGATCCGCCGTATGACGGTACGTTTTCCGGCTATCACACTGATGGTTTCACTGAAGATGACCAGTATCACCTGGCATCCGTTCTTGAACATCGGTCATCAGAAGGACATCCGGTCATTGTTTCTAACAGTGATACATCCCTGATCCGTTCGCTGTATCGCAATTTTACTCACCACTACATCAAGGCAAAACGCAGCATCGGTGTAGCAGCTGGTGAGAGTAAATCTGCAACAGAAATCATCGCTGTTTCCGGGCCGCGCTGCTGGGTGGGATTTGATCCTTCGCGTGGCGTGGATAGTTCTGCCGTGTACGGAGTGCGTGCATGAGCCATGCTGATATGAACAACTGCAGCGGCTTTAACGAGGTCGCCGCAGCATTCTCATGGAACAGCCCGAAAAAGGCCATTAACCCTTATCTGGACCCGGCGGAAGTTGCGCCGGTTTCTGCGCTTTCAAACCTGATCACTCTGTACGCTACCGATAACGAGCAGGAACAACTGCGCCGCGAGGCTCTGAGTGATCAGGTATGGGAGCGTTATTTCTTTAATGAATCACGTGATCCTGTCCAGCGCGAAATGGAGCAGGATAAGCTCATTAGCCGGGCAAAGCTGGCGCATGAGCAGCAGCGTTTTAATCCGGGCATGGTCATTCTGGCGGACGTTAACGCCCAGCCTTCCCATATCAGCAAGCCGCTGATGCAACGTATTGAATACTTCAGCAGCCTGGGCAGGCCAAAGGCTTATTCCCGCTATTTGCGTGAGACGATTAAGCCATGTCTGGAACGACTGGAGCATGTACGCGACAGTCAGCTATCCACTTCTTTTCGCTTTATGGCAAGCCATGAAGGGCTGGACGGTCTGCTGATCCTGCCTGAAATGAGTCAGGATCAGGTGAAACGCCTGTCCACCCTGGTAGCTGCGCATATGAGCATGTGCCTTGATGCCGCTTGTGGCGATTTGTATGCCACCGATGACGTTAAGCCAGAAGAAATCCGCAAGACATGGGAAAAGGTGGCGGCGGAAACCCTGCGACTGGATGTCATACCGCCTGCGTTTGAGCAACTCCGCCGGAAAAGAAACCGCCGTAAACCCGTGCCCTATGAACTCATTCCGGGGTCGCTGGCGCGTATGCTGTGCGCCGACTGGTGGTATCGGAAATTGTGGAAGATGCGTTGCGAATGGCGGGAAGAGCAGTTGCGTGCTGTTTGCCTGGTCAGCAAAAAAGCATCTCCCTATGTCAGCTATGAAGCCGTGATGCATAAACGTGAGCAGCGCCGTAAGTCGCTGGAGTTTTTCCGTTCTCATGAACTGGTGAACGAAGACGGCGACACGCTGGACATGGAGGATGTGGTAAACGCCAGCAGCAGCAACCCTGCGCATCGCCGCAATGAGATGATGGCCTGTGTTAAAGGTCTGGAGCTTATCGCGGAAATGCGCGGTGACTGCGCCGTTTTCTACACCATCACCTGTCCGTCACGTTTCCATTCCACGCTAAATAACGGTAGGCCCAACCCGACTTGGACAAATGCGACGGTAAGACAAAGCAGTGATTATCTGGTCGGCATGTTTGCTGCATTTCGTAAGGCGATGCACAAAGCCGGGTTGCGCTGGTATGGCGTGCGGGTGGCTGAGCCGCATCATGACGGCACAGTTCACTGGCACCTGTTGTGTTTCATGCGCAAAAAAGACCGCCGCGCCATTACTGCATTGTTGCGTAAGTTTGCTATCCGTGAAGACCGCGAGGAGCTGGGTAATAACACGGGGCCACGCTTTAAGTCTGAGCTGATAAACCCGCGCAAAGGAACGCCGACTAGCTACATCGCGAAATACATCAGTAAGAACATTGACGGGCGTGGTCTGGCTGGCGAGATCAGCAAGGAAACGGGTAAATCTCTGCGTGATAACGCTGAATACGTTAATGCCTGGGCGTCTCTGCATCGTGTTCAGCAATTCCGCTTCTTTGGCATTCCGGGGCGTCAGGCTTACCGTGAACTGCGATTGCTGGCTGGTCAGGCGGCAAGGCAACAGGGTGACAAAAAAGCAGGTGCGCCGGTACTGGATAACCCGCGCCTTGATGCCATTCTGGCTGCAGCTGATGCTGGTTGTTTTGCCACCTACATCATGAAGCAGGGCGGCGTACTGGTTCCCCGTAAATATCACCTCATCAGAACCGCTTATGAAATCAACGAAGAGCCGACCGCCTATGGCGATCACGGCATTCGTATTTATGGCATCTGGTCACCCATTGCAGAGGGCAAAATCTGCACTCATGCCGTGAAGTGGAAAATGGTTCGTAAGGCCGTTGACGTTCAGGAGGCGGCAGCCGACCAGGGCGCTTGCGCCCCTTGGACTCGTGGCAATAACTGTCCCCTTGGACTCGTGGCAATAACTGTCCCCTTGCTGAAAATTTGAACCAACAAGGGAAAGACAAATCAGCTGATGGGGATACCAGAACGGATATCACCCGCATGGATGACAAGGAGTTGCACGATTACCTGCACAGTATGAGCAAAAAAGAACGCCGGGAACTGGCAGCAAGGTTACACCTGGTTAAACCGAAACGGTGTAAAGACTACAAACAGCGAATTACAGACCATCAGCGACAGCAGCTCGTGTATGAGCTGAAGTCCAGAGGGTTTGATGGTAGCGAGAAAGAGGTCGATTTACTCCTTCGCGGCGGCAGTATTTCGTCAGGAGCAGGCCTGCGTATCTTCTATCGGAACCAGCGTTTGCAGGAAGATGATAAGTGGCGAAACCTGTATTAATTACGATGGTTAACCATTCGTGCTCTTAATAATACCAGGCATATCAGGCTGATAAACGTAAAAAAACGTTTTACATCAGTAAGATTATTATATACTGTAATTATAAACAGTGGTTATACATACAGTATTGCGTGTGGTGTCATAGGAGGAAAGATGCAGGACTATTTTTTGGAGTCTTTGAAGCTCCAGCGCATTGATTTTTTTCTTAAGCTTGTAGCGGCCAGTGAGTGTAGTGATGAAGAGAAGGGACTGGCTCTGCAGTGGGTTTCTGAATTGACTGATGAACTCATGGCAAAAATCAGAAGCCACGAATACAACCGCTCAATGGATGTCATCAGCTGAGGTGACTTTTATGCGCATTGAAATAATGATCGATAAAGAGCAGAAGATTAGCCAGTCTACCCTGGACGCCCTTGAATCCGAGCTTTACCGTAATCTGCGCCCCCTGTATCCCAAAACGGTAATTCGTATCCGCAAAGGTAGCTCTAACGGTGTGGAACTGACCGGACTGCAACTGGACGAAGAAAGGAAGCAAGTGATGAAAATTATGCAGAAGGTGTGGGAAGACGACAGCTGGCTGCATTAAGAAACGTTGCTGGCGTCTGAACTTGTTTCTGGCGTCAGCAAGGTTGAACAACGAGCCCTTGCGAGGCGTTAGCTCTGTAGTGCATGTCTATGCCGCATGAGATCGCATGATCGTTTGAGGATCGTTTTTGCTAAGGCCCGCCAGAACTGGTGGGCTTTTGCGTAGATCATGCAGGTGCATGAAAACCACTACATAAAGCGGGCAGGCGTGGCGGGGATACGAGCGCGCGCCGAAGCGATTACGTAAGAGTTTTGGCTATTGATGTCATAGTGAACTTAATGATGGAGAAAGTGTCAACCTATGTGTAAACTACAGTTAGTAAGATAAAGAGATATGAGATGAAACAATTTCAAGGAGGGCGGCATGAGTACTAACAGCGAACGTATGTCCAATGCGCCCGTTTACTATGCATTGGTACAGGTAAAGTTTACTCCAATAGCTGCAATGAGTAAGTATGTTCCAGACATACAAGATGCGCTAAGAGTTGAGGGATTTCCTTTATTTGAGGTTTCCAATACAACTCAGTTGAAATTTGAAATAAAAAACCCCAATGAGCCACCGGTACATTCATTTGAGCCTGTGACAAGTTGGTTGATGATTGATGCAGATAGAAGATCTGGTTTTGTTTTAGGCAACGATTTCATTACGTTCCATACAACATATTATGATAACCATGTATCTTTCATCTCGTCATTGATACTTGGTCTGAGCAAAGTTCTAGAATTTGCTAAGCCATCGCTGTTAAGTCGGATTGGGCTTCGATATTTGGATGCTGTGTTTCCTGAGAAAAGCGAAACAATTGAGCAGTATCTTGTAAAGGAACTTCATGGTGTTGATTTCGGATGGACGCCAATACAGTCTATACAAGAGTCCGTATATCAGACATGTGTTGAGCCATTGATCCCTAATGGATTTATGGTTTCACGAATACATAAGATGAATGGTCAGCTAGGTTTTCCGCCAGATATGATTCCTAATGGTTTACTGCCGTTGCCGAGATTTAGTAACACAGAGCATCGTATGCACGCAATAATTGATACAGATCATTATGTTGAAGGCAACATGTCAACTGATTTGCAGTTAATTGAAAAACAGATTCTTTCGTTGCATAGTAAAGTTAAAGAAGCATTTGAAGGCATGGTTTCAGATTTTGCCCGTACTAAATGGCACTGAAACAACGGAGGTGACTAAAATGTATGCAATTCCCACCGGAAGCATAGGCTCTGTAGATCGATATTCTCCAAATTTGCAGTCAAGCTCATGTGTATCAGGTGTTGTTGCTGTCGCCGCATCTTTACTATTAGTTGGTACGGGGGCTTCATACCCTGTAAATGCTTATAAGCAATGGCGTCAGTATGTTCAGCCAAGGGTTCAGTTTGCATTTGATTCCATAGAATCAACGTACACGCCTGCAATTTCTCCTGAGGTTGATGTCAGGAATGTTGCCCAACATTTAGCTAATATTCGAGAAGTGCTGTCTCCATCAATGTCAGAACTGGCAAAGGATTTGGGGATAACTCGGCAGGCTCTCTATAAATGGTTGTCAGGGGAGAACCAGCCTGATGATGCTTCAAAAGTGCAATTCATTACCAACCTTAGTAATGTCGCTGACTCTTTTTCCAAAGCTGGACTCCATGATGCGAAGCTATTGGTGAAAATGAAAGCATTTAATGGTAAGTCATTAATGGACGTAGTAAAAGAAGGTGAGGATTGGAATAGGGCAGTTCAGGTATTGATTGATGAAGCTAAAGCGATGAATGCTGCTGCTGAATCGGCCAATTACTTAGCAAGCAAGGCGAAACCGACAGATGATTGGAAGTCATCTATTTCAATTCCTGGAACGGTAGAGGAATAAATCACATTTATGTTGGTACGAGGAACATCATGGCGTCAGGGGCATGTACTTAAACATGATGATGCCGTTTCACTTGGAATTCTGCAGCCTGATGAAACGAACCATAAAGTTGTAGTTATAACGCATGATTGTGATTTACAGAGTAATTCAGAAAAAAACGTGGAACTGATGTTTGGCCCCTTGAAAAAGGGGTCAAGCAGGATGAAAAGAGCTAAGCATCCGAGAATACTCGATCTATGTTTTGAAAACCCAGAAAGTGCGAAGAAGAATGCAGTAGAGCTCCGGCATGAAAGGAAAGTCATCATTCCTAAAGAAGCTTTCTGTTGTGAGGAAAACGATCCAGCATTCTCCATTAGCACAGAAGAGAAACAAGCTCTTAAGCAATGGTTAGCTGCTAAGTATGGTCGTCCAGCGTTTCCTAACTCGTTTGAAGAGCGCTTGCGGGCTTACGACGAGGATAAAAAGTTTATTTTCGAAAAAGAAGTTGCGGATATTATCGCCACAAACGCAGAGCATTTGATCGGAGTTTTTTTCGATTTGGGCGAAGAAAGATTTAACGATCTTGAGGAAGGCATACCATATGAGCTTTCTATCAATGTTGTTTATGATGCAACTGAAGGTGGCCCCGATGCCAGAAGAGCGGCTGAACAAACATGTTCTGATCTAAAGGCTTTGTTTTATAAGTTTTATGGTGATCCAACCTTGGGGCATTCAGAACTTATAGAATTGAATACGTGCATAGCTGTTGCTGATACTCATTTCTCCCTGTATGCATTGAGGCGGATGGATCAATGGAGGGTAGAATACATCAGCCTTGAAGAAGATTCATATGGCGATTTCATTGGTGCCGGTGTTTAAACTGGCTGTTCCGACAGCCAGTTTAAACAGGCTTTAATCAAGTATTGCCTAATTTATATTCGTCAAAACGAATAATTTCGTCATTAAGCCATTCATTTAATTCAATTAGCCTTTTTTGTAATGGAATTAACTCGTTACGAACAAATACATGACTCGCCTTTTCGACATCCCCAAACCCCCCAACATTATTCGGCATAATCCCCATCATTTGCGGCGGCACGCGGTGCGCTGCCATCATGTCATCCCGACTCACGTTCTTGATGTTAAGAAATTCATCCTTCGCTGCGACTTCTGACAACGGGATAATCTGAAGTCCGTCCTTTTTGCCGTTAGGCGAGTACATAAACAGATTGCGGAAGTTGCCTGGACCTTTGGCGCTTTTCATCGCGTTGCGGAGGTTGTTCACATCCTCCTGATTCTGCGCGGCGTCGGTCATGTACATGATGAAGCCTGCATGACTACCGTTGATGTAATACTTACGGCGGAACAGCGTGGCGGATTCGTTGAGCAGGGCGGATGGAATGGCAGAAAGATAGCCGGGCAGGCCGTAGATCTCCTGGTTGATGTCCGGTTCCATCAGATGAAAAATGCTGCCTTTCGTGAACTGATACGGCTGGGTTGTCATACCGTATTGCACAAACCAGTAGGTATCCAGGTCTAACCCGCGTCGGGTGTATTTTGCCAGCGCAGGCTCAAGGGCGATAACTTCACCGAATCGGTTCGTGCGTTTCTCCAGGTAGGCGTTACCAAATACCAGATAGTCCTGCACAAAACGCGAAAAAGCCTGTTGGCTGAGCAGCGGATGAGGGATATAGGTACTGGTCAGAATGTTGCACTTTACTGCAATCGGGGAACTGTGATGCACGGCAGCGCGGAAGGTGCGCGCCAGTCCGTCAAAGCTGACGGGAGGCTCATACCAGCGATCTGTCTGAACACATTCCACATAGTCCAGCAGTTCGCGGCGGTCAAGTACTGGAACGGGATCACCGAAGCTGAATGCTTCGGCTGAAGTCTGGTTTTTATGCTGGATCTGATTCGTCGCCGCAGCGCGGTTTTTCTTACTCTTTCCCATCAAAAAATCTCCACAATATTGCTGGTATTGGCGGACTCGCCCTGCAGCGGTTCGTTAAACAGTGCGTGCATTGTTGCCCAGGCCAGATCGGCGTGGCTGGCTTCTTCGCTGCGGCTGGCTTCATAGGTCGGGCGGTTGCCACTGGCGGTGGTGGCACGACGGATTGCCATGAATGACTGCGCAATGTCGGTGTGCCCGGCGTCAAACTCCAGACGGCGGTGGCTGATAATGTCGTAGGCCTTGAGTACCAGGGCATTTTTAACGTTGGGGTTGTAGACAAACTCCCGGACGGCAGGAAAGAACGCTTTCACGTTCTCGTAAACTCCGTGACCGACACCTGTCGAGTCGATACCGATATAGGTCACGTTGTACTGTTCGGTCAGTTTTTTGATGGCGTCAGCCTGGGCGCGGAAGTCCATCCCGCGCCACTGGTGACGCTCAAGAATGCGAAACTTACCGCCTGGCACGGCTGGCGGTGCCACCACCACGCATCCGGCGCTGTCGCCGTTCTGCGTACCTTTTGCCGGGTCATAACCGATCCACACTTCTCGCCAGCCAAACGGGCGCAGGGCCAGTGCATGAAAGTCGGTCCAGACTTCCCAACTGTCCACCATGCATGCCTGCAGCTCGCTGAGCGGAAATACGGACGCGAGATCGTCCACGAATTCACACATCAGCAGGTTCTGGTATTCGTCCGGGCTGTATTCCATGCGCAACTGGTCAAGGTCGAACAGGTTACAGCCGCCGCGCACCGCATCTTCCACGGTGACTATCTGGCGGTATTGCCCGTCTGCACACAGCAGGCCTGGAGCCAGATTGCTGTGGGACAGGTCGATGTCCACCTTGTCGGCTTTATTGCGCCCACGGTTGAATAGCGCACCGGACCAGAACGGATAAGCACTGTGTGTCAGGCTGGATGGCGTGGAAAAATAGGTTTGTCGCCATTTTTTGTGAATAGCCATACCGGAAGCCACTTTGCGCAGCTCCTGGAATTTCGGTATCCAGAAATATTCATCCAGATACAGGTTGCCGTGGTAACTCTGGGCCGTGCGGGCATTGGTGCCGAGGAAATACAGTGTGGCCCCGTTGGGAAGCACCATCGGATCGCCTTTCAGCTCCACTTCCACTTCTTTGGCGAAGTCGATGATGTACTGCTTAAAGACGTGGGCCTGTGCCTTGCTGGCGGAAAGGAAAATCTGGTTACGTCCGGTAAGCAGAGCGTCAATCAGGGCTTCACGGGCAAAGTAAAAGGTCGCGCCGATCTGGCGTGACTTCAGCAGGTTGCGGATGCGGTTGGTTTTTCCGGCTTCCCACCAGTGGCGCTGGTAGTTGAACATGGAGGAATGGAAGATTTCTTCCAGCTTCTCAATCTGCTCATCGGTGAAAACATTCTTTTCCGGCTGACGGCGCGGGCCTTTGTTGCGGTTGGCGACGTTAGGGGGTAAGTCGGCTTCGTTGCCGCCATTGTTAAACTTGCCGATCCGCGCGTGGCGTTCCGACTGGCGCGCCAGCAGGTCAATCTCTTTGAAATCTTTCCCTTCTTTGTGCTCCTTCATAATGAGCTGGCAGTAGCGTGCGGCGGTGGTGAGCTGCATCTGATCCAGCGGCCCATAGTCACCCCACTTGTCGCGTTTCTTCCAGCTGTGAACGGTTGCAACTTTCTCGCCCAGCATTTCAGCAATGCGGGCTACACGGTATCCCTGAAAGTACAGCAGCATGGCCTGCCGACGGGGATCGAGATCTGCGGGTGTCAGTGTGGTGTTCATGGCACAAACCTACAGCCTTGAATGAAGGCTTTCCCCGCCTGCGGTTTGTGTGGTAGTCGGTACAAATACCGCGCATTGTTTCACTGCCCCCATCACCGCAACCATAAGGCTCCAGTAAGTTTTTTCTAACGGAGCACGGCTCATGACAGTGAAAGCAAAGCGTTTTCGCATCGGGGTGGAAGGTGCCACCACCGACGGACGCGAAATCCAGCGTGAATGGCTGGAACAGATGGCAGCCAGCTACAACCCGGCGGTGTACACCGCGCTGATTAACCTTGAGCACATCAAGTCTTATCTGCCGGACAGCACCTTTAACCGCTACGGCAAGGTGACGGCGCTGTTTGCTGAAGAAATCACGGAAGGCCCGCTGGCGGGCAAGATGGCACTGTATGCCGACGTTGAGCCAACGGAGTCCCTGGTGGAACTGGTGAAAAAAGGCCAGAAATTATTCACCTCTATGGAAGTCAGCCCGAAGTTCGCTGATACGGGCAAAGCCTACCTGGTTGGCCTGGCCGCCACTGATGATCCAGCCAGTCTGGGTACGGAAATGCTGACATTCAGCGCCAGTGCAGCCCATAACCCGCTGGCAAACCGCAAGCAGAATCCCGCCAATCTCTTTACCGCCGCAGAGGAAACGGTGATCGAACTGGAAGAAATCCAGGAGGACAAGCCGTCCCTGTTTGCCCGCGTCACGGCGCTGTTCACCAAAAAAGAGCAGTCCGACGATGCCCGGTTCTCTGATGTGCATAAGGCCGTGGAGCTGGTCGCCACTGAGCAGCAAAACCTGAGCGCACGCACCGAAAAATCCCTGTCTGAGCAGGAAGAACGCCTGTCTAAGTTGGAGACTGCCCTGCAGGCACAACAGGCCGCCTTTAACGAACTGGTGGACAAGCTGAGCCATGAGGACTGCCGCCAGGACTACCGCCAGCGTGCAACAGGCGGTAACGCCCCTGCTGACACTCTGACCAATTGCTGATGGAGCATAAAACCCGATGAAGAAGAATACCCGCTTTGCTTTTAACGCTTACCTGCAGCAGCTGGCGCGTCTGAACGGTGTGGCAGTTGAAGAACTGTCCAGCAAGTTCACTGTGGAGCCGTCTGTGCAGCAGACGCTGGAAGACCAGATCCAGCAGTCCGCCGCTTTCCTGACGCTGATTAACGTCACGCCAGTGACTGAGCAGTCCGGTCAGCTGCTGGGGCTGGGTGTTGGCAGCACCATTGCCGGAACCACTGACACCACCGCGAAAGAGCGTGAACCTGTCGATCCGACGCTGATGGTCGATGTGGAATACAAATGCGAACAGACCAACTTTGACACGGTGCTGACCTACGCGAAGCTGGACCTGTGGGCGAAGTTTCAGGATTTCCAGGTGCGTATCCGTAACGCCATCGTGAAACGTCAGGCACTGGACCGCATCATGATCGGCTTTAACGGCGTGAAGCGTGCGAAAACCTCTAACCGTAGCGAAAACCCGCTACTGCAGGATGTGAATAAAGGCTGGCTGCAGAAAATCCGTGAGGATGCACCGGATCACGTCATGGGCAGCACCACCACGGGCGGTGAAACCACACCGGGCGCAGTGAAAGTCGGGAAAGGTGGCGAATATGCCAACCTGGACGCCGTGGTGATGGATGCCGTCAATGAGCTTATCGACGTGGTCTACCAGGACGATGACGATCTGGTGGTGATTTGCGGTCGTGAACTGCTGTCTGACAAGTATTTCCCGCTGGTCAACAAAGAGCAGGAAAACAGTGAAAAACTGGCTGCCGATATGATCATCAGTCAGAAACGCATGGGTGGCCTGCAGGCCGTGCGTGCGCCGTTCTTCCCGCCGAATGCGCTGCTGATCACCCGTCTGGATAACCTGTCCATCTACTGGCAGGAAGACACCCGCCGCCGTTCAGTTATCGACAACCCGAAACGTGACCGGATTGAAAACTTTGAATCCGTTAACGAAGCCTATGTGGTTGAGGACTACCGCTGTGCCGCACTGGTGGAAAACATCCAGATTGGTGATTTCAGCGCCGCCGCAGCCGAAACCGGAGCGTAATCCATGAGCCTGAGTCCCGCACGGCAGCATCGCCTGCGCGTTCAGGCTGAACAGGCCGCCCGCGAGGGCGGCAGTGTTCGCCACGCATCGGGCTATGACCTGATGCTGCTGCAACTGGCGGAAGACCGCCGCCGTCTCAAGGGCGTTCAGTCCACGGTGAAAAAAGCGGAAATCAAGGTGGAGCTACTGCCGAAATATGCCGCCTGGGCGGAGGGCGTCCTGGCTGCCGGAGGCGCTCAACAGGATGACGTGCTGATGTACGTGATGCTGTGGCGCATTGATGCCGGAGATTATGCCGGGGCGCTGGAGATCGGGCGTCATGCTCTGCGTCATGGCTGGGTGATGCCGCTGGGTAACCGCAACGTGCAGACCGTGCTGGCAGAGGAAATGTCAGACGCGGCGCAGAGCGCAATGCTTGCCGCCACCGGCTTTGATGCGGATCTATTACTGCAGACGCTGGAACTGACAGACGGTCTGGATATGCCGGACCAGTCACGGGCGCGTCTGCATAAAGCGATTGGCGCTGTCCTGAGTGAAAGCAATCCGGCGTCCGCCCTTAATCATCTCAACCATGCGTTACAGCTCGATCCCCGCTGTGGCGTGAAAAAAGACAAACAGCAGCTGGAGCGCAGACTGCGCAATGACAGCCGCTGACAGAACGTGCCCCCGCGCACGGGCGGCACGGGGTGGCGAAAGGCACTGCCACATCAAAACCCCGTCCACCGCCCTCTATTTCAGGAGAAAGCAGCATGAAGTTTGTTGCGCCAGAACAGGCACCGGAACAGGCGGAAATCATCAGGAATACGCCGTTCTGGCCTGATGTGGACCTGTCGGAGTTTCGCAGCGTGATGCGCACTGACGGCACGGTGACGCAGCCGCGTTTAAAGCAGGTTGCGCTATCGGCAATTTCGGAGGTCAACGCAGAGCTGTATGAGTTTCGCAGACGCCAGCAGATGCTGGGGTATGCCTCGCTGGCAGAGGTTCCGGCGGAACAGCTGGACGGCAAAAGTGAGCGCATTCAGCACTATTTCAACGCGGTTTACTGCTGGGCACGCGCCATGCTCAACGAACGTTACCAGGACTATGACGCCACGGCGTCCGGTGTGAAGCGGGGCGAGGAACTGGCGGAAGCAAGCGGTGATTTGTGGCGTGACGCCCGCTGGGCCATCAGCCGGGTGCAGGATGCGCCGCACTGCACAGTGGAGCTTATCTGATGAAAGTGCGTGCGCATCAGTATGACACGGTGGACGCGCTTTGCTGGCGTCATTACGGGCGCACGCAGGGTGTCACGGAGCAGGTACTGAAGGCAAATCCGGGGCTTGCCGAATACGGCCCCTTTTTACCTCACGGGCTGCAGGTGGAGCTGCCGGACATTCCGACCACCACCACCGTGCAGACCGTCCAGCTATGGGACTGAATTATGACGCTTGAGCGAATCAGCGCCTTTATCACGTATTGCATCGCCGTCGTGCTGGCCTGGCTGGGCGATTTGTCCATCAAGGATGCCTCAACGCTGGGCGGCCTGATGATTGGTGTGCTGATGCTGGCTATCAACTGGTACTACAAACACAAAGCCTACCAGCTTCTGCGCGACGGGCAGATCTCGCGGGAGGACTATGAATCCATCAATCGTTAAACGCTGCCTTGTCGGGGCCGTGCTGGCTATTGCTGCCACGCTGCCGGGTTTTCAGCAGCTTCACACCTCCGTGGAGGGGCTGAAACTGATTGCCGATTACGAAGGCTGTCGTCTGCAGCCGTATCAGTGCAGCGCGGGTGTCTGGACCGACGGCATTGGTAATACATCGGGCGTCATTCCCGGCAAAACAATCACGGAACGACAGGCAGCAGAAGGGCTGATCTCCAACGTGCTGCGTGTGGAGCGGGCACTGGAAAGGTGTGTGAAGCAACAGCCACCACAGAAGGTGTATGACGCTACGGTGTCGTTTGCCTTCAACGTGGGGACGGGCAATGCCTGCAGCTCCACGCTGGTGAAATTGCTCAATCAGCGGCGCTGGGCGGATGCGTGCCGACAGTTGCCGCGCTGGGTTTATGTAAAAGGTGTGTTTAATCAGGGGCTGGATAACCGCCGTGCGCGGGAGATGGCCTGGTGTTTACAGGGAGCAAACTGAAATGAAAAAGAAATTAATCAGCGGACTGTTTCTGATGTTATGGATGGCGCTGTTAATCGCAGCAATGGTGTATCCGCAGGGGATTTTTCCGGTACTGGCAGCGTCCGGCGTTTGGGTAGCCTGTTTGCTGACATGGGCGGTAATTCCGGTAGCACTGGTTGCGTTAATTAAGAATGGCCCGCTCTGGCAGGAGTTGAGGGCATCTTTGCTGAAGACAATTACCCGAAAAGAAAACGTATTTACCAGTTGGGTGATGCGATTGCTGATTGTTGTAAGTCTCGCCTGGACGGGGTGGGCTATTACCCTGGTCTTTTATCTACTGACCGTTATTGCCTTCTGGATCACCCGTAATCAGATGGCGCAACGGGTAGCAGCATGAACCGGTTACTGCTGGTTGTGCTGGCGTTATTACTGGCGGCGCTGGGCTGGCAGACGTGGCGGCTGGCTGATGCCAGCCAGACCATCAGCACGCAGGCAGACGAGCTGCAGAGCAAAAGCCAGGCACTGGCAAAGAGCAACAGCCAGCTTATCAGCCTGTCTATTCTGACTGAAACCAATAACCGGGAGCAGGCGCGGCTCTATGCCGAAGCAGAACAGACCAGCGCGCTGCTGAGACAACGACAACACCGGATCGAGGAACTGAAACGTGAGAACGAGGATTTACGCCGCTGGGCTGATACTCCTTTGCCTGCTGACATTATCCGGCTGCGGGAACGCCCCACACTCACCGGAGGTGCAGCTTACCGTCAGTGGTTGTCCGCGAGTGACGCCGTGTCGGCTGGATCAGGCAGCGCCGCGCACTAACGGTGATCTGAATGCGTTGCTGGATGAAACGGAGGCCGCCTGGGCGGTCTGTGCAGACAAAGTGGATATGATTATTGCGTGTCAGGAGCGAAACAGTGAACAAACCACAATCCCTGCGCCACGCCCTCAATAAAGCGGTGCCTTATGTCCGCAATAACCCGGACAAACTGCATCTGTTTGTGGATAACGGTTCGCTGGTTGCCACGGGGGCCAGCTCCATGTCGTGGGAGTACCGTTACACCCTGAATGCGGTGATTGAGGATTTCAGCGGCGACCAGAATCTGCTGATGGCCCCGGTTTTGCTGTGGCTGAGGGATAACCAGCCCGATGCCATCAATAACCCGGCGTTACGGGAAAAACTATTCACCTTTGAGGTGGATATTCTGCGCAACGATGTCTGTGATATCAGCCTGAACCTGCAACTGACGGAGCGTGTGCTGGTCAGCACTGACGGTAGTGTGTCGAGCGTTGAAGCTATAGCGGAACCTGATGAACCTGAAGAAATGTGGACGGTGAAACGTGGCTGAACTGCAGAAAGTGGACGACTGGCTGAGTGCCTTGCTGGCGAATCTGGAACCAGCCGCCAGAAGCCGCATGATGCGCCAGCTGGCGCAGGAACTGCGCCGGACACAGCAGCAGAACATCAGGATGCAACGCAATCCTGATGGCAGCAGCTATGAACCGAGGCGAGTAACAGCACGCAGTAAAAAAGGCCGTATCAAACGGCAGATGTTTACAAAACTTCGCACCACAAAATACCTGAAAACCGCCGCCAGCGAGGATTCTGCCAGCGTGCAGTTTGAAGGTAAGGTGCAGCGCATTGCCCGCGTTCACCATTATGGCCTGCGTGATCGCGTCAGCCGCAAAGGACCGGAGGTCCGTTACGCAGAGCGTCGCCTTCTGGGCGTAAATGATGATGTTGAGGCAATGACCCGCGACATGATTCTGCAATGGTTGGCGGGGTGATTTTTGTATCAGCAGTGATACAAGTTGCAGCACTGCCGCCTTTCTTCCCCTGATGGCAACCTTTCCCTATGAACGCACAATTAACCGAAATCATGCGCCTTATCACCAATCTGATCCGCACTGGTGTAGTCACCGAAGTGGACCGGGAACACTGGCTTTGTCGGGTGAAAACGGGCGACCTTGAAACCAACTGGATTAACTGGCTGACGCTGCGCGCGGGTAATGCCCGCACATGGTGGAAACCATCGGAAGGTGAGCAGGTGGTGCTACTGAGTTTGGGCGGCAATCTGGAAACTGCCTTTGCGCTGCCCGCTGTCTATTCGAATCAGTTCGCACCACCGTCGACGTCGGCAGACGCCTGCGTGACAGAACATCCTGACGGTGGCTGGTTTGAATACGAACCCGCCACCGGGCGCTGGTATGTCAGGGGCATCAAATCAATGGTCATTGAGGCCGCTGACAACATCACCATGAAAACCAGTGAGTTTGTACTGGAGGCTGACCGCACGCGCATTAACAGCGAAGTGGTGATCAATGGTGGTGTTACCCAGGGCGGCGGAGCGATGAGTTCTAACGGGATCGTGGTTGATGCGCATCAGCATACTGGCGTCCTGAAAGGCGGCGATACAACCGGAGGACCGGTATGACGCTTTATAGCGGGATGAACAATACCAGCGGCAAAGTCATTACTGATATTGACCATCTGCGCCAGTCGGTGCGGGACATTCTGCTGACGCCGCAGGGTAGCCGCATTGCTCGTCGTGAATATGGTTCCCTGCTGTCGGCACTGATAGACCAGCCACAAAATCCGGCGTTACGCCTGCAGGTCATGTCGGCAGTGTATGTGGCGCTGAGTCGCTGGGAGCCACGGCTGACGCTGGATTCCATCACCATCAACAGCAACTTTGACGGTTCTATGGTGGTGGAGCTGACCGGGCGGCGGAATAACGGTGTGCCTGTGTCCCTTTCCGTATCAACAGGAGCAGAGAATGGCAGTGATTGACCTTTCGCAGTTGCCTGCGCCGCAGATTGTCGATGTGCCGGACTTTGAGGCGCTGCTTGCCGAACGCAAGGCCGAATTTGTTGCGCTTCATCCGAAAGATGAGCAGGAAGCCGTGATCCGCACGCTGGAACTGGAATCTGAACCCGTCACCAAATTGCTTCAGGAGAACGCTTACCGTGAGTTGCTTCTGCGCCAGCGCATTAACGAAGCCGCGCAGGCTGTGATGGTGGCTTACGCGATGGGCGGCGATCTTGACCAGCTCGCTGCCAACTACAACGTGAAACGCCTGACGGTGACGCCTGCTGATAATGACGCTGTGCCGCCCGTTGCAGCTGTGATGGAAAGCGATGAAGCGTTACGCCTGCGTGTGCCTGCAGCCTTTGAGGGGCTTTCTGTTGCGGGGCCAACTGCCGCTTATGAGTTTCATGCACGAAGCGCCGACGGTCGGGTGGCGGATGCCAGTGCAACCAGTCCGGCACCTGCAGAGGTGGTGCTGACTGTCCTTAGCCGCGAAGGCGACGGAACAGCAGAAAAAGACTTGCTGGATGTGGTGGAGAACGCCCTGAACAGTGAGAACGTCCGCCCGGTGGCTGACCGTCTGACGGTTCGCAGCGCAGAAATCATCCCGTATCGCGTGGAAGCCACCATTTTTCTTTATCCGGGACCGGAAGCAGAGCCGGTAATGGCCGCGGCAAAAGCCAGCCTGCAGAAGTACATCGCCAGTCAGACGCGGCTTGGTCGGGATATTCGCCGTAGCGCCATCTTTGCCGCCCTGCATGTTGAGGGGGTGCAGCGTGTGGAGCTGGCTTCGCCGCTGGCGGATGTGGTCCTGAACAAAACACAGGCGGCATCATGTACGCAGTGGAGCGTAACCAACGGAGGAACGGATGAATAGTCTGCTGCCACCGGGTTCAACACCACTGGAGCGCCGACTGGCGCGAACCTGCAGCGGGATTTCTGATCTGCAGGTGCCACTGCGTGACTTGTGGAATCCTGCGACCTGTCCGGTCAGTTTCCTGCCTTATCTCGCCTGGGCGTTCTCTGTGGATCGCTGGGACGAGAGCTGGACAGAAAGCGTCAAACGCCAGGTGGTGAAGGATGCTTTTTATATTCATCAGCACAAAGGAACCACCAGTGCCGTGCGGCGGGTGGTGGAGCCGTTCGGCTTCCTGATCCGCATTATTGAGTGGTGGCAGACCGGAGAAATACCAGGCACGTTTCGCCTGGATATCGGCGTGCAGGATCAGGGCATCACTGAAGATACCTATCTGGAACTTGAGCGGCTGATAAGCGATGCCAAACCATGTAGCCGTCACATGATCGGCATGTCCATCAATCTGCAGACCAGTGGCCCGCACTGGGTAGGGGCCGCCAGCTATCTTGGTGAAGAAATCACGATCTATCCGTATATCAACGAAACAATTATTTCTGGCGGCACCGCGCATGAAGGCGGGGCGGTCCATGTTATTGACACAATGAGAGTGAATCCATGAGCACAAAATTTTATACCCTGCTGACGGATATTGGCGCGGCGAAACTTGCCAGCGCCGCCGCGCTCGGTGTGCCGCTAAAAATTACCCATATGGCGGTCGGCGATGGCGGCGGAGTATTACCGACGCCGGACGCAAAGCAGACGGCACTGGTAAATGAGAAACGCCGGGCTGCGTTGAATATGCTTTATATCGACCCGCAGAACAGTAGCCAGATTATTGCTGAACAGGTGATCCCTGAAAACGAGGGCGGTTGGTGGATACGTGAAGTGGGCCTGTTTGATGAGTCCGGGGCATTGATTGCCGTGGGAAACTGCCCGGAAAGCTATAAGCCGCAACTGGCTGAAGGCAGCGGGCGTACCCAGACCGTGCGCATGGTGCTGATTACCAGCAGCACGGACAATATCATCCTGAAAATCGACCCTGCTGTAGTGCTGGCAACCCGTAAATACGTGGATGATAAAGTCCTGGAATTAAAGCTGTATGTGGATGACCAGATGAGAAACCACATTGCCGCACAAGATCCTCATACCCAGTATGCGCAGAAACATAATCCGACATTTACCGGAGAACCAAAAGCGCCGACGCCTGCAGCAGGAAATAACACCACTCGGATTGCGACCACAGAGTTTGTTCAGGCCGCTATTACTGCTCTGATTAACGGTGCGCCAGCCACGCTGGACACACTGAAAGAAATTGCCGCAGCCATTAACAATGACCCGAAATTCAGTACCACTATTAATAATGCGCTGGCACTGAAAGCGCCGCTGTCGAGTCCGGCACTTACCGGAACGCCAACAGCACCTACTGCGGCGCAGTCGGTCAACAATACACAGATTGCCACTACGGCTTTTGTGAAATCGGCGATTGCAGGAATGGTGGGTTCTGCACCTGCGGCACTGGATACATTGAACGAACTGGCGGCGGCGCTGGGGAATGACCCGAACTTTGCCACGACAATGCTTAATGCGCTAGCAGGTAAACAACCGCTGGACAATACGCTGACTAATTTGAGTGGAAAGGATGTAGCTGGTCTTCTCGCATACCTTGGTTTGGGAGAAGCGGCAAAACGGGGTGTGGGAACAGGGGAAAATCAGATACCGGACATGGCTTCATTTAGTGGGGTGAGGGATTATTACGGAAAACAACTTTTGCCAGGAGGGTTGATACTTCAGTGGCTGACGATTCCATCAAGTGCAGCAGCCAAAGCTGTAACACTGAATAATGGTAATTATCAGCTGTCAGGCTATAAATGGCCCCAGTCATTTGGTGTCCTGTTTGCTGTGTTTGCTACAAAAGTTTCTGGCTCGACTAACGAAGCATATGCAATCTCAGTTAATCGTCACTCTACCGATGTAATTGTCACCTGGAATGCCCGTAAGGCTGATGATGTCCACATTTTAGGAATTGGGAAATTATGAAAATGAAATGGTCCCCATCTGTTCAGGGATTTTTCTCTGAAAATAACAGCGATATTCCCGATGATACTTTCGATATTGAAGATGCTCTTTATTATGAACTTATGAATGGTCAGAGTACGGGGAAAATTATTATCAATAACCCGGATAACTACCCTGTACTTACTGAATATCCAGCGAAGACACAGGAACAGGAAATAGCTGAAGCGGAGGGAATGAAAAGTATACTTATTGAACAGGCCAACGAATACATGAACAGTAAGCAATGGCCTGGTAAAGCCGCTATTGGTCGTCTGAAAGGTGAGGAACTGGCGCAATATAATTTGTGGCTGGATTATCTGGACGCACTGGAACTGGTTGATACCTCCAGTGCTCCAGATATTGAATGGCCTACGCCTCCGGCAGTTCAGGCCAGATGACATCCGGCGCAGTGCTGGTATCTGTTGCCGTCACCGCGTCAATGTAATCCAGCACGGCGTTAAGTCGGGTGGTTTCTGCCTGCGTCAGCTTCCGCCCGGCCTGTAATTTCAGTTGAATCAGACTGATGGAAGCCATTGCAGCATCAATCAGCGACTGGCGCTGTGCTTCTGCCGCTTCTACTGCGGCGCTATGCTGTGCCTCGGTATCCGTCACCCATTTCTCACCATCCCATTTATCGTATGGCGTTAACGGGACGATAGTGGTTGTATTTTCAGGGTAATTACCCGGAGCTGTGATTTCTTTTGATTCTCCCGTTTCGGTGTTATAGACAACTTCACCGCGATGGTCTGGCACATATTCCCATGAGTTTAAATCTGCCGAACGGCAGATTGCATAACCAGCCTTATGTGTTCCAGGAGCATCTAAACAGGAACATGCCGGGATACCGACACCCACAGCAAGATATTCAGTTGATGTGGAAATATATTCTCGTGTCTCACCATCATAATTGTAAACGGTAATGTCTCCCGCCTTTGTGGTGATGAGTTCGCTATTTAATACAGCTTTATTCATCATGCGGCCCTCACAATATAATTAAAGGCGATGTTACGTGGACGATTTTCATTTGCTGTTGGAACAACATTTGCCGCCGAGAAGTGAACATCTTGTCGGATTTTTCGGTCATTAGCGTATGTCATAGATACGTTGATGTTATTCCGGACTGAGGTACCTCCGTAAAAAGCACCACTCACACTTTGAACATCAACAATTGCATTTATTTCGCTGTTTACGCGCAACTGACCAAAACCGCCAGTAATGTTTCGAATAGCATCTCCTTGCGCTGAAAGCAGAGTTCGCCCACTATCCACACCACGTTCATCATCCCAGCCACGAATAAACTCACCACGTAAATCAGGCAATTTATTTGTCGGATAAGCCTTTGCCAGTTCCGGGTATTCTTCAGCAGAAAAAGCTGCACCGTTGCATTTCAGCCAGCCTGTCGGCGGTGTGGCTGAAGGCCACGGAACAGGCACCCCAACCGGTAATGCAGAGCCTTCTCCCAAACCAACGTTTATGAAAATGCAGAGATAACGGCTAACTGGCATCATCTCCGGTTTTTATTCAGGGGGATGATCATGCTTATTGGCTATGTACGCGTGTCAACAAATGACCAGAACACCGATTTGCAACGCAATGCACTGAACTGTGCGGGATGTGAGCGGATTTTTGAGGATAAAATCAGTGGCACCAAGTCCGACAGACCGGGGCTGAAAAAGCTGCTCAGGACACTATCGGCAGGAGACACGCTGGTTGTCTGGAAGCTGGACAGACTGGGGCGCAGTATGCGGCATCTTGTTACGCTGATAGAAGAGCTGCGCCAGCGTGGCGTGAATTTCCGAAGCCTGACTGACAGTATTGATACCAGCACCCCAATGGGCCGTTTCTTTTTTCATGTCATGGGTGCCCTGGCTGAAATGGAACGCGAACTGATAGTTGAACGTACCAGGGCGGGGCTGGCTGCAGCTCGTGCTAAAGGCAGAGTAGGTGGACGCCGTCCTAAGTTGACCAGCGAACAGTGGGCACAGATTGGGCGTTTACTCGAGGACGGAGAATCAAGACAGCGTATTGCACTGATTTTTGATGTAGGCGTTTCTACCATTTATCGAAAATTTCCGGCAAATAAGAACAATAAATCTCCCTGAATCAGCTTTATTTTGATTATCCCTGAAAGCAGACAAATACCGTCATTTTGTGTGAATAACGGTACAACTGCGCTTAGCTGTTTGTCAGGCACAATCACTTCAACATAGGGCGAAGCCTAATCCAATCAGGAGGTTCGCCACTATGGCTCAGGATTACCACCACGGGGTGCGCGTTGTTGAAGTCAACGAAGGCACCCGATCCATTACCACGGTGAGCACCGCCATCGTGGGTATGGTCTGCACGGGCGATGATGCCGATGCAAAAATGTTTCCTCTTAATAAACCCGTGCTGATCACTGATGTGCTGACTGCCAGCGGTAAAGCGGGTGAGTCAGGCACGCTGGCTCGTTCGCTGGATGCCATCGCTGACCAGGCAAAACCCGTGACCGTTGTTGTGCGTGTGCCGCAGGGTGAAACGGAAGAAGAAACCACGACCAATATCATCGGCGCAGTGACCGCTGAAGGTAAAAAAACAGGCATGAAAGCCCTGTTATCTGCCCAGTCACAGCTCGGCGTTAAACCGCGCATTCTCGGCGTGCCAGGTCACGACACGAAGGCGGTAGCTACTGAGTTGCTGAGTGTGGCGCAAAGCCTGCGTGGATTTGCTTACCTGTCAGCGTATGGTTGCAAGACGGTGCAGGAAGCAATCACTTACCGTGAAAACTTCAGTCAGCGTGAAGGAATGCTGATCTGGCCCGACTTTACTGGCTGGGACACGGTGCTGAATGCCGAAGCAACGGCTTATGCCACCGCCCGTGCGCTTGGTCTGCGCGCCAAAATTGACGAGCAGACCGGATGGCACAAAAGCCTGTCCAACGTGGGCGTTAACGGTGTCACCGGAATTTCTGCTGATGTGTTCTGGGATCTGCAGGACCCGGCAACCGATGCGGGACTGCTGAACCAGAACGACGTCACCACCCTTATCCGCAAAGACGGTTTTCGCTTCTGGGGTTCCCGCTGCCTGAGTGATGACCCGCTCTTTGCCTTCGAAAACTACACCCGCACGGCGCAGGTGCTGACGGACACGATGGCAGAAGCGCACATGTGGGCGGTGGATAAACCGCTGAATCCGTCGCTGGCCCGCGACATTATCGAGGGTATCCGCGCCAAAATGCGCAGCCTGGTCAGTCAGGGCTATCTCATTGGTGGTGATTGCTGGCTGGATGAGTCGGTGAACGACAAAGACACGCTGAAAGCCGGAAAACTCACCATCGACTACGACTACACGCCAGTGCCGCCACTTGAAAACCTGATGCTGCGTCAGCGCATCACCGATCAGTACCTGGTTAATTTCTCCAGCCAGGTCAGCGCGTAAGGGGACAACATGGCTTTACCACGCAAATTAAAACACCTGAACCTGTTTAATGACGGGAACAACTGGCAGGGGATCGTTGAGTCGCTGACGCTGCCGAAATTTACCCGCAAATATGAGAAGTATCGCGGCGGCGGAATGCCGGGTGCAGTGGATGTGGATCTGGGGCTGGATGACGGCGCACTGGATACGGAATTTTCCATTGGTGGTACTGAACTGCTGCTGTTTAAGCAGATGGGCAAAGCCACGGTGGATGGTATCCAGTTGCGCTTTACCGGCTCTATCCAGCGTGACGATACCGGGGAAGTGCAGGCCGTGGAGCTTGTGGTGCGTGGACGTCACAAAGAAGTGGATTCCGGCGAGTGGAAGACGGGCGAAAGCAACACCACCAAAGTGACCAGTACCAACAGCTACGCGAAGCTGACTATAAATGGTGAGGTGCTCTATGAAGTGGACCTTATCAACATGGTGGAAATTGTGGACGGTGTGGACCTGATGGAAGCGCACCGCAACGCCCTCGGCCTCTGATGTATCTGAACGGCGCGGGATACCGCGCCAGAACCCAATTTACAGGACAGCAAAATGAGCGATAAGCAGACTGAAAAGACTATTCAACTGGATACCCCCATCAAGCGCGGTAAAACAGAAATCACCGAAATTGTGCTGCGTAAACCGCAGTCCGGTGCGCTGCGCGGTACACGCCTGCAGGCCATTATGGATATGGATGTGAACGCGATGATGACCGTGATCCCCCGCATCTCCAGTCCGGCACTGACTGCACAGGAAATTGCAGAGATGGACCCGGCAGATCTCACTGCCATGTCGGTTGAGGTTGTCACTTTTTTGTTGAAGAAGTCGGTGCTTGCCGGTTTACCGACAGCCTGACGGTTGACGATCTGGTGGCTGATATCGCCACCATCTTTCACTGGCCGCCATCCGTTACTGACGTTATGCCGCTGACCGAAGTGCTGGAATGGCGGTATAAAGCGATTCAGAGAAGCGGGGCCAACGATGAGTGATAATAACCTGCGCCTGCAGGTCATTCTTAATGCGGTTGACAAACTCACCCGCCCATTCCGTGCTGCACAGGCCAGTTCGAAAGAGCTGGCTGGCGCAATTCAGAATACCCGAAACAGCCTCAAAGAACTGAATAAGCAGGCTGGCAGAATTGATGAATTTCGCAAGACGCGCTCGCAACTAGCCATAACAGCCAACAACCTGAACGCAGCCCGCGAAGAGGCGGCAAAACTCGCCACACAATTTGCTGCCACTAACAGGCCAACCGCCGCGCAGGCAAAGTTATTCAGTCAGGCCAAAACACGAGTACAGGAACTTCAGCAGACCTATAACGGCTTGTTGGGGGCGGTCCAGAGACAACGTCAGGCACTTAAAGAATCAGGGATTGATACCAGACAACTCAGTAGTGCCCAGCGAGAACTTAAGAAAAATGCCGAAGAAACTCGTCAGGCACTGGAGGGCCAGAAAAAAGCACTTAAACGTCTGGGTGAACAACAGGCACGGATGAACGCTGCCAGAGAACAATACTCAAGACGGCTTGAAGTGCGCGATCGCATCGCAGGAGCCGGAGCCACCACCACGGCTGCAGGGCTGGCAATGGGCGCGCCAGTGATGGCGGCGGTAAAAAGCTATACCAGCATGGAAGATGCCATGAAAGGTGTGGCAAAGCAGGTCAATGGTCTGCGTGACGATAATGGCAACCGCACTGCGCGTTTTTACGAAATGCAGGATGCCATCAAAGCTGCCAGTGAACAGCTGCCAATGGAAAACGGTGCTGTGGACTTCGCCGCACTGGTTGAAGGTGGTGCGCGCATGAATGTGGCAAACCCTGACGACAGCTGGGAGGACCAGAAACGTGACCTGCTGGCCTTCGCCAGTACGGCAGCAAAGGCGGCAACAGCCTTTGAGCTGCCAGCTGATGAACTGTCAGAAAGTCTGGGGAAAATCGCCCAGCTCTACAAAATACCAACCCGCAATATTGAACAGCTCGGTGATGCGCTGAACTATCTGGATGATAACGCTATGTCGAAAGGGGCAGACATCATTGATGTCATGCAACGCCTGGGCGGTGTGGCTGATCGTCTGGATTATCGTAAAGCGGCGGCGCTGGGTTCCACCTTCCTGACACTGGGTGCTGCGCCGGAGGTCGCTGCCAGTGCTGCCAACGCGATGGTGCGTGAATTGTCCATTGCGACCATGCAAAGCAAGAGTTTCTTTGAAGGAATGAATCTGCTGAAACTCAATCCTGAAGTGATTGAAAAGCAGATGACGAAGGATGCGATGGGAACTATCCAGCGCGTACTGGAGAAGGTGAACGCACTGCCGCAGGATAAGCGCCTGTCTGCCATGACCATGTTGTTTGGTAAAGAGTTTGGCGATGATGCGGCGAAACTGGCAAACAACCTGCCGGAACTGCAGCGCCAGCTAAAACTGACAGCGGGCAATGATGCGCTCGGTTCGATGCAGAAAGAATCCGACATTAACAAGGACTCACTTTCTGCGCAGTGGTTGTTGGTCAAAACCGGAGCGCAGAACACCTTCAGCAGCCTGGGCGAAACGCTGCGCCAGCCGCTGATGGATATTCTGTACACGGTGAAAAGCATCACGGGGGCGTTGCGTCGCTGGGTGGAAGCTAACCCTGAACTGACGGGCACACTGATGAAAGTAGCCGCGGTTGTGGCTGCTGTTACTGTGGGCCTCGGCACCCTGGCTGTGGTGTTGGCTGCTGTGCTGGGGCCGCTGGCAGTCATCCGTCTGGGATTCTCTGTGCTGGGTATCAAAACGTTACCTTCCGTTACGGCAGCAGTAACGCGAACCAGCAGCGCGTTGTCCTGGTTGGCTGGCGCACCACTTGCACTGCTGCGACGCGGGCTTGCTTCATCGGGCAACGCCGCAGGTTTACTTACTGCGCCGTTGTCGTCTTTGCGCCGCACGGCATCACTGACGGGAAATGTCCTGAAAACTGTAGCAGGTGCGCCGGTTGCACTTTTGCGGTCTGGATTATCCGGTTTACGTGCTGTTGCTGTGATGTTTATGAATCCTCTGGCGGTACTGCGCGGTGGACTGGCCTCCGCAGGCACGGTGCTGCGAGTACTGGCATCTGGTCCACTGGCGATGCTGCGCGTTGCCCTGTATGCCGTATCTGGTCTGTTAGGTGCTCTGCTCAGTCCGATAGGTCTTGTGGTTACTGCACTGGCGGGCGTGGCGCTGGTTGTCTGGAAATACTGGCAACCCATCACCGCATTTCTTGGTGGCGTGGTGGAAGGATTCAAAGCGGCGGCAGGTCCCGTCAGTGCAGCATTCGAACCGCTTAAGCCCGTGTTCCAGTGGATTGGCGACAAAGTACAGGCGCTGTGGGGCTGGTTTACTGATCTGCTGACGCCCGTTAAGTCGACCTCTGCCGAACTGCAGAGTGCAGCGGCAATGGGGCGGCGATTCGGGGAGGCACTGGCGGAAGGGCTGAATATGGTCATGCATCCGCTGGACTCCCTGAAATCCGGCGTTTCCTGGTTGCTGGAGAAACTCGGCATTGTCAGTAAAGAGGCTGCAAAGGCGAAACTGCCGGAAAGAGTGACGCGTCAGCAACCTGCGACGGTGAATGCAGACGGTAAAGTGATGATGCCATCGGGGGGTTTTCCGTCATGGGGATATGGCTTTGCGGGGATGTATGACAGCGGCGGCTATATCCCGCGTGGGCAGTTTGGCATCGTCGGTGAAAACGGGCCGGAAATTGTTAACGGCCCGGCAAATGTGACCAGCCGGAGAAATACAGCTGCACTGGCTGCCGTTGTTGCCGGAATGATGGGCGTTGCTGCCGCGCCTGCAGAGCTTCCACCGTTGCATCCTTTGGCACTTCCCGCGAAAGGCGGCGAAGCGATGGTGAGTCGTGCAGCCACTGTGCCGCCCGTTCACCGGATTGAGGCACCGACGCAGATCATCATTCAGACGCAGCCAGGACAAAGTGCGCAGGATATTGCGCGGGAGGTGGCACGCCAGCTTGATGAACGTGAACGCAGGCTGAAGGCAAAAGCCAGGAGTAACTACAGCGATCAGGGGGGATACGACGCATGATGATGGTGCTGGGATTGTACGTGTTTATGCTGCGCACCGTTCCGTATCAGGAACTGCAGTATCAACGCAGCTGGCGACATGCGGCAAACAGCCGGGTAAACCGTCGTCCGTCCACGCAGTTTCTGGGACCGGACAACGACATGCTGACGCTTTCTGGTGTTCTTATGCCGGAGATAACGGGCGGCAGGCTGTCGTTGCTGGCTCTGGAGCAGATGGCAGAACAGGGAAAAGCATGGCCCCTGATTGAAGGCAGCGGCACGATTTACGGCATGTATGTGATTGAGGGACTGAATCAGACTAAAACGGAGTTTTTCCGCGATGGTATGCCGCGCCGGATTGAGTTTACCCTGTCGCTCAAACGGGTGGATGAATCCCTGTCCGATATGTTCGGTGATCTCAGTGCGCAGCTGAATAATTTGCAGGATACGGCAACGTCTGCCTTAAGCGATATCAGTAAAACGGTGGGAGGGCTGCTGTCGTGAATTTCAGCTCTGAACTGCTTAACAAAGGCAACAAAACTCCCGCATTCAGCATCAGTATTGAGGGGAAGGATATCACCACTGTGCTGGACAAACGCCTGATGGGGCTTACGCTGACGGATAACCGGGGCTTTGAAGCGGACCAGCTTGATCTGGAGCTGGACGACGCCGACGGAAAAATCGTGCTGCCGCGCCGTGGTGCGGTCATTACGCTGGCGCTGGGCTGGAAGGGGCAGCCGCTTTTCCCGAAAGGGGCATTCACGGTGGACGAGATTGAACACACTGGCGCACCGGACCGCCTGACTATCCGGGCGCGAAGTGCTGATTTTCGGGAAACGCTGAATACCCGCCGTGAAAAATCGTGGCATAACACCACCATCGGGGAAGTGGTGAAGGAAATAGCCGCGCGGCACAAGCTGAAGATGGCACTGGGTAAAGACCTGTCGGATAAGCCTGTGGAGCATATAGACCAGACTAATGAGAGTGACGGCAGTTTTTTGATGCGGCTGGCGCGCCAGTACGGTGCCATTGCATCGGTGAAAAATGGCAATCTGTTATTCATCCGGCAGGGACAGGGCAAAAGCGCCAGCGGTAAACCACTGCCGGTGATTACTATCACACGTAAGGACGGCGACAGTCACCGCTTTACCCTGGCAGATCGCGGAGCTTACACGGGGGTAATTGCCAGCTGGTTGCATACCCGCGAACCCGCGAAGAAAGAAAGCACTACGGTGAAGCGTAAGCGCAGGACTAAGAAGCAGAAGAAAGAGCCGGAAGCGAAGCAGGGCGATTACCTGGTGGGGACGGATGAAAACGTGCTGGTACTTAATCGCACTTATGCCAACCGGAGCAACGCTGAACGGGCAGCGAAAATGCAGTGGGAACGCCTGCAACGTGGCGTTGCGTCATTCTCGCTACAACTGGCGGAAGGGCGGGCAGATCTCTACACGGAAATGCCTGTGAAGGTCAGTGGTTTTAAACAGCCGATAGATGATGCGGAATGGACCATTACGACTCTGACACATACCGTCAGCCCGGATAACGGTTTTACAACCAGTATTGAACTCGAAGTGAAGATTGATGATCTTGAAATGGAATAAAGTGTTCTCAATATTGATATTTTGTGTATCATTACAATGATTCTGATAGCAAAGGTAGGGATCTGGATATGATGAATTGTCCAAAGTGTGGTCATGCGGCACACACAAGGAGCAGTTTTCAAGTAACTGAAAGCACCAAAGAGCGTTACTGCCAGTGCCAAAATATTAACTGCGGGAGCACTTTTGTTACCCATGAAACAGTGGTCCGGTTTATTGTGACACCCGCACTGATTGCTACTGCTCCTCCACATCCATTGCCAGGTGGTCAGGGGCATATGAATTTTTGAGAAAGAGAACCTGCTACGGCAGGTTTTTATTCATCTGGGATCTCACCCGTTTCAAGAAAATGTATAAAGCCAGGCTCATCTATGATGATTGTGCCTTTCATCCGGGCTGCCGATACTTTTGATGGGCCTGCATTGTAACCGCAACAGAGCATCTGAAGGCTTTGGGTTACAGAGGTTCTTACCGTTAATCCTTGTTCATTCGCCTTATCAACCAATCTTTCTTTATCTGCTTTCTTAAATCCGGTGAAACATACATCGAATGTATTTTTTTTCGGACCAGACTGCTTGGTGAGATGTGAGTAGTTTTCGGGGAGGAATGACGCGCACTCCTGAATGGCTTGTTCTGGTGAATCGTACTGTTTAAGAATGCGGTCTTTTCGGAAGGTTTTTATTCGATCGGTGTTCTTACAAATGCCCTGTATATGATTTTCGCTATAACTGATGCTCTGTATAGAGTGAACACCGATACGACCATTTGCATTGATGTAAACAAAGTGAAGTTCTTCCATGTGAAACCTCTTTGCATGATTTCAAGATGGCGACAGGCAAGATGGACGCAAAAGTCTGTCGCCATTTTGCCGCCACTACCAAAGAAAAAGGGGCTACGCTTTCACGTAACCCCTTGATTTATTTGGTGGAGCTGGCGGGAGTTGAACCCGCGTCCGAAATTCCTACATCCTCGGTACTACATGCTTAGTCAGTCTTTACATTCGCTTGCCAGCTGCGGACGGACACGCCACTAACAAACTAGCCTGATTAAGTTTTAACGCTTCAACCCCAGGCAGGGCTTCCACGCGATCTCTTTTGGGTTTGACCTCTCTTGATCCCCGTCCTAAGAGCGGAGGCTAGGGAGAGAGGGCTCTAAGCAGGTTATTAAGCTGCTAAAGCGTAGTTTTCGTCGTTTGCGACTATTTTTTGCGGCTTTTTACGAGGCCAACCGCCCCTCGGCATGCACCTTGGGTTTCGCAAATCCCGTCGAATCCAGAATCAGCCCCAATGTGTAACGGTAAGTATACCAGATTTATGAGCAGCATGACTAGCCCAAAAGGCGTTATCATCCTGGAATTAGCGCCTGCATAGTATGATTTTTTTTCGATTAAGCAATGGGATGGCTACATCTGTGTCAGATTTGACAGTCGATAAGATGTTCATTCGCGCCACCGGATAGGGAGGCGCGGTGAGGATTTGATTAGTATCGCTTATATAGGTTTAACGGTGGGCGTTTTTCATGATACGCGCTTTATCCACCTGCCATTCGCGTTCTTTGATATCTGAACGTTTATCGTGCTGTTTCTTACCTTTGGCGACGCCGATTTTCACTTTGCACCAGGCATTTTTCCAGTACAGGGAGAGCGCCACTACGGTATAGCCTTCTCGATTGACGCGACCGTACAATGAGTCCAGTTCGCGCTGGTTGAGAAGTAACTTGCGGGTACGGGTAGGATCGCACACCACATGCGTGGAGGCCACAGCCATTGGCGTGATGTTAGCGCCAAACAGAAATGCCTCTCCGTCGCGCAGAAGGACATAGCTGTCGCTGATATTGGCTTTTCCTGCGCGCAGGGATTTAACCTCCCAGCCTTGCAGGGCAAGTCCCGCTTCGAACTCTTCTTCGATAAAGTATTCGTGACGGGCGCGCTTGTTAAGCGCGATGGTCGCTGAACCAGGTTTATGTGCTTTTTTCTTCGTCAT